TTGAAAACTCTCAGGATTACAAAGGCTGATCTAAACGAGCGGAACGAATACACCCGCTCACGCGACCTTGAATTTGAAGGCCACATTGAAGTTGAGGCATCGCTTGGATGGATCACCGTCAATGGATTTATTCGCGCCGTCGGCGGATTGTTTGTCGAGGCCGGGTCGTCCATCAAGGCCGGGGAGTCTATCAAAGCCGGGGAGTTTATCAATGCCGGGTCGTCCATCAAGGCCGGGGCGTCTATCAAGGCCGGGTGGTCCATCAATGCCGGGTCGTCCATCAAGGCCGGGGCGTCTATCAAGGCCGGGTGGTCCATCAATGCCGGGGAGTCTATCGAGGCCGGGTGGTCCATCAATGCCGGGGAGTCCATTAAGGCCGGGTGGTCCATCAATGCCGGGGAGTCTATCAAGGCCGGGTCGTCCATCGAGGCCGGGGCGTCCATCAATGCCGGGGAGTCCATTAAGGCCGGGGGGTTCATCGAGGCCGGGTGGTCCATCAATGCCGGGGAGTCCATTAAGGCCGGGGGGTTCATCGAGGCCGGGGCGTCCATCAAGGCCGGGGAGTCCATCAAGGTCGGGGAGTCTATCGAGGCCGGGGCGTCCATCAAGGCCGGGGAGTCCATCGAGGTCGGGGAGTCTATCAATGCCGGGTCGTCCATCGAGGCCGGGGCGTCCATCAATGCCGGGGAGTCCATTAAGGCCGGGGGGTCCATCCGCTGCAAAGCGCAGCTCGCCGCGAAGCTCCGCATCTTCGCCGGCCTCTGCTCTTGGAATCTCCCGAGACCCGATGAACAGGTTATCGAGTGTGCAGAACTAGTCGAAGGCACCGTGTGCTTCGGCGAACTGAGGTTCCTGACCCCCTCCGCACCTATAGCGGAACCCACTGAAGGAGAGGACGCAGAATGAGCAAGCAGACCGATTCCGATACCGAGGGAATGACGGCGGAGCAACTCGCCGCCGCCAATGAGCGCCTGGCCAAGATTCTGGGCGTAGGCACGGAAACCTGCGCCGACGATGAGCCAACCGGTTTTATCACCGCGCACCCCGACGCCCCTGCTCCACCTGCACCGGCCAGGAAGAGGCGCGCCGACGCCGGCAAGCCCAATCCACTCCGCGCCAACCGCAAGGCCAGCAAGTACACGCTGGAGGTCGACCTGTTCACGCCCGAGGGGCGCGATACGCTCGTGTTCTGGATTCGCCAGGGGTGCGCCGACCGCGTGATCGAAGTCGTGGACCGGCTACTCGTGGACCTTCAGGAACTCAAGGCTGCGCGGGATGGGGAGGGCGCATGAGTACGATTTTGGAGAGAAAGCGCTACGGCCACCCCAAGAAAAAGGGTGGCCGCGTGGCCGAACCTGTCTGGGCCGCATACGTGAAGCGGTTCAAGCTGTCGGACCCGCGACTGCGAACCGTGCCGCTCGATCAGCTTGACGGGTGCAAGGATGATGCGGCGCGCCGGCTGCTCTTAGGAGTGAGCCGATGAGGGAGCGCCGCGGGGAGCGCGAGGCCTGGACGGCGTTCGTGGAGGGCGGCACAGCGCCTAAAGCGAACAAATATGGCGCCGAGCGCAAGAACGGCTACGCCAGCAAGCATGAGGCAGAAGCGGCAGCGAAGTACCAGTTGCTCGCCAGCCGGGGAATGATCCGCGAGTACAAGGAACAGGCGCGGATCGTCCTCGTGCCCGGCAATGGCAAGTTGAGGCCAATCGTTTACGTGGCTGATTTTTGGTATCTGGATCTGGACGGCAAGCTGCACGTGGTCGACGCCAAGGGCTTTAAGACTCAGGTTTACCGACTCAAGAAGAGGATGGCCGCGCTCCTGCTTGGGTTTGAAATCGAAGAGGTTTGACGTGTCAAGCGCTTTATTTTGCGCCGAACGGTATTTTGGTCACGTTACCTTTGGAACTTGCAAAACCGCGCAGGGCTGATATTCTGTCGGGGCTGGAGTAGCTCTCCGGTCCCGGTCGCCTGACAGGGTAAGAGGGGTGGTAGCCTTTCCCACCCCTCCGCCAACTCAGACGCTCGACGCTGGCGGTGATCAGAAAGAAGGCACTCCACCAATGCCACACAAGACGGATATTTGGATGCCGCTGTACATCGGCGACTACCTGAGCGACACCTCTGACCTTTCCGCAGAACAACATGGGGCCTACTTGCTCCTCCTCATGCACCAATGGAAAACCGGCCCTCTGCCTGATGATTTGGGTGCACTTTCACGCGTCGCGCACCTGGGTGCTTCAAGCACTGCTCAAGCACTGCTTAAGCACCTGCTTATTCGCTTCTTCGAGCGGCGCGAATGTGAGGGGTTCGCTCTTTGGGTTCAGCAGCGCTCTGAGGCTGAAAAGTTCAAATGGTCTGAAAAGAAAAGGGTTTACGTGGAAAGAGCATCAAAAGGCGGACGCGCTAAGGTTGCTTCAAGCACTCGTCAAGCAGTGCTTGAGGTAGTGCTTGAGGAGTGCACGTCACCATCACCATTACCTAAAGTACAAAAGCAAAAGCAAAAGCCTTCTCGCGCAAAGACGGCGCGAGGCACAAAAACAGCTGAAGCTAAATCCCGCCATGCGGAGTTCAAGAATGCCATCGGGCAATACTGGGAATCGAAGAATCCCGGAGTGGAGATGCCGTGGGGGCCAGCCGAGGGGCGCAATCTGGAAATGTGGCTCAAAGAATCCCCAAACACGTCGCTGCCACAATTCAAAGATTTCCTCCGCAACCGCTTCCGCTCGGCAGTGAACCACACAGAGCGGCCCTCGCGCTGGATTGGCAACGTGACCAACTTCGCTGGCGGTCCACTCGACAAGTTCGGCCATCCCGTCAACGGGGCGCAACCGCCAAAGGCCGACCCGCTGGCCGGCATGACGTTTGTGAACGGGGGCGCTCAGTGAGCTACACCGTCAACGCCGCTGCCGAAGTCGAGCGAACCGTTCTGGGTGCCTGCCTGTTGGAGGACGAGATTCCGCTGTCACTAGCCTGCTCACTTCTGGCGGCCGACCATTTCTCACTCGATTCACACCGGCGCATCATGCTTAGGATCCGAGATCTCTATCTCTCGCAGCGCCCAGTATCGATTGTGACCGTGGCACAGGAACTAGACCGGCACAAGGAGCGCGACGCCATCGGAGGGACGCCATACCTGGCCAGCCTCACGGAAGGCCTGCCTCGCCACATGGGCGAGCGGGTACGCGACTACATTGAGCGCATCGTGGAGTTCTGGCGTTTGCGGCAAATCACTCAGCTTGGAGAGGATTTGGCCCTACGCGCCGCCGATGAGTCCGAGACGGCTCATTCCCTCATCCAAGGGGCCGCGGCGCGCCTGGGCGGCATTGTGGCCGATTCTGCAGACGGTTCTGCGGATATTAGCGCCAGCATCGTGGCCACACTGGACGAGTTCAACAGACGGCGAGCACTTCAGCAGTCGCCCGGCATACCCTACGGCGTCCCATCACTCGACCGGCTGACCGGAGGCATGATGCCCGGCCTCCAGACAGCCGTCGGCGCGTTGCCGGGGATCGGCAAAACCACTTTTATGTGCCAGGCGATTCTCGGCACGCTGCGCGCCGGCCATGGCGTCGACGCTTTCCTCTACGAGCCGACAGCCTACCAGGTGACTATGCAGCTTATCTCGCTGATGCTCGGTGCAACCTACGAGCACATCACGAAACCGTGGACCTGCCCGCAATCCCTAGCCGAAGAGATCATGCAGACCGCCGGGGAACTTGCCGAGATGCCTTTGCGGCTGCACGACAAGCCTGGTCTAAATCTTGACCAACAGCTCGGGCTGGCGCGACTGGCAATCACACGCTATGACTCCCGGCTCATCTGCACCGATTACGTCCAGCGCATGAAGATCAAGGCGCAGGAGAGCAACGAGCAGCTCCGGCTGAAGATTGGCCGAGCCAGCCGCTCACTCGCCGACCTTGTGAAAGGTACAAAGGCGCACTCGCTCCTGCTGAGCCAGATCGGCACCGGGCGCAAGGGCGGAGCGGCGGCTATCCCAACGATGTTCGACTTCCGCGAATCGGGTGACATTGAGCAGGATGCCCGCACGATTCTGCTCCTGCACCGCGAGTACGACGAAGCCAACGCGCATTTCGGGCAGAACGGCGCTATCTTCTGCGCGAAGCAGACCTTTGGCTCGCCGGGAAATGTGCGCATTTACTTTAACCCAATAACAGCGGCATGGATGGATCAGGCAAACTAGGAGGCTTTATGTGTGGAACAATGGCGGAATTGTACGCGGCGGAACGATTCGCACTGGCGGAGTTGAAAACAACAGACGACCGGCATCTGCAAATGCTCTATGGACAATGGGCGTTGGAGGCACAGAGGATGCAGCGCTTCCATGCTGAGCGTTGCGAAGAGTGCCGAAAGGACGGGGTTAAGGCATGAGCGTGAAAACGATCCGGGGGGAAGAGACCAGCATAAAACCTTATTATTCTCACGCGGGCATCACCATCTACCACGGCGATTGCCGCGAGATTCTGCCTACACTGCCGAAGTGCGACCTGCTGCTGACTGATCCGCCATACGGAATAGGCATAGCTGCGAACCCGATACGGCAGGCCCATGCAAAGTTGGATTGGGACGATATTCCGGTCGACCAAGACCTGTTGAGTTTATGCCTTGCGAGAGTTGATAAGGCTATAGTTTGGGGTGGGAACTACTTTGGTCTGCCACCGCATCAGAGGTTTCTGGCGTGGGATAAGATGCAGCCGGAGGACTTTTCGACGTCGATGCTGGAAATTGCGTGGACGAATCTGGGAGGCCCGGCTAAGATGTTCCGATATTCGGTTGTCTCTTACTTCAAGGAACATCCCACCGAGAAGCCTCTCCCCCTGCTCAAATGGTGCCTATCCTTCGCCCCCAACGCAAAGACAGTGCTGGATCCGTTCATGGGCTCAGGAACTACGCTTGTAGCGGCAAAGAATCTAGGGCGCAAGGCCATCGGCATCGAGATTGAGGAACGGTACTGCGAGATCGCGGCGAAAAGATTGAGCCAGGAAGTGTTTGACTTCGACGAAACCGAATAACCGCATCAGCAAACGAACTGGAGGATTTATGAAGCTGACTGACAAAGAGTGGGACCGAATTGCGCAGATTATTCGCCAATGGGAACGTGATCACAACACACCTTTTACGGCTATCATGGACGCCATCAACGCCGTCCTAGCCAAGCGTAATGTCGCGCAGCCGATCCCCACCCGCCACTTCGATTGGGCCGCTTGGCTCGACGGGCGCGAAGAGGACGGGCCTTTCGGCAACGGCGCCACGGAAGCGGATGTGTTTAATTGTATGCGGAGAGCATACAAAAAAGCATCAGGATTTATGCCCTACGATGACGGCTTGACCGCCATCGTACAAGTCCTGCTGGTTGCTCTGCGCGGTCCGGTGACGGCTGGAGAATATGAACTATGGAAAAAGACCCCCGGAGTATGCCCGTCACTCAAAGCCGTTATTGAGTATCGCATCGACCGGATCATGAGGCCCAAGAAGCAGACGCCGGTGGAGCGGGTGAGGCATTTTCTTTCAAGCATCAGCGCGATTGATTTGAACAACTCTAAATATCTGGACGCGGCTACTACGGATTTGCTTAGCCTCGTCGAGAAACTGGAGGAGCACCATGAATAAGCTGGAGCCGTTTACGCGGTACGACTGCGAACAGGATTGCAGTGGATATGAGCTTGGACGGGCGTATATGAGTGAGTGTGAAATAGGTGATTACGTCCTCTACGCCGACGCCCAGGCCCGCGAGGCTGCGCTGGTAGAGGCGCTGAGGTTGTTTGTCGAAGAGTGGGACGACTTGATGATGAACCAACTTGCATCCTGCTACGAGTACGCCGACGCCCTCCTCGCCGAGTACGACGCGGAGAAGGGATTCAAGAGCAGGATATTTGCCATGTTGGGCGGCTTCCTCGCCGAGTACGACGCGGAGAAGGGAGGCGCAAAGTGAAGATAACAGGATTAAATCTTTGCACCTTTGCCCAGACGCCAACCGCGGGCCACGAGTGCCGAGAGGCGTGCTGGAGTAACGGACGGTCCTGCGCAAAGTGCCGGGTGTACTGCTACCGGCGCAAATGGTCCAAGTCGATGGTGGACGCAGACAATAAGAAGCTGGTGAGCCAGAAGTGCGCGGAGAAGGAGAACCACGATGCAACCAAATGAGGAACTAATACCGCTGTCTAAAAATGTTACATGGCGTTGCTTCCATTGTGATTTTGTGACCAGTGATCCCGCTGAAGCAGCGGCGCATTTTGGGGATATTGAAGACGCGGAAGAATTTAAGCCTCTTTGCAAGTGGTGGTCGAACATGGACGACCAAGAACGCAAAGAACAATTTCAAGCGGTAATTCGAGAACTGAATGGGGAACATGAGCGCATTGCCCGTCTGGAGGCTGAAAACGCCGCTCTGGCCTTGAAGAACGCCGCGTTGGAGGCGCAACTTCTTGAGCCAGCCGAACAGTGTGAGAACTGTGATGACTATTACGCGACCAGCGTCATGCAGATGACGGAAGATGATGTGAGACTTTGCCCTAGCTGCTGGGAAGCCTGCTGCTGGGAAGCCTGCTGCGAGGAAACCGCAGAGAAAGGCGAGGCCGATGCAACCGAATGACACTTGGCTAGGCGGCGCGCTGGCTGTGGCGCTGATCCTTTTTGTGCTCTGGTGCGCGCATGAGTAACGAAGCCCTAGCAGCGATGTGGCGCATGGTTGCGGCTATTCAGGCGAAGCTCAAGGAGAAGACACTGTGAGAGTCGAGAGAAATCCGTACAAGAAGCGGCAGGTCTGGACGGCCGCTGATGTCGAGCGCGTCAAGGAACTGTCCAGCCAATCGCCCGCGCTGTCGAACCTGGCCATCGCGCTGGAGATGAAGCGCAGCGAGCGGTCGATCTCAGAGATGCGCTACAAGCTCGGGCTCGCGCTGGTCACGGTGCGCGGCAAGGGCGCGGCGAAGCGTGTCTGCCGGAACCGTGAAAAGGAGCGGAGCCGGCCTGTTGAGAGCGCGGCGTTTGTCGAGCGGCTGATGGCGGCCGCGGAAAGGGTAAAAGCATGAGCAATTACGACGACTGGAAACAAGAAACGCCAGAAGAAGAAGATTATCGCATCGGCCCTTTAGGACGAAAACGCCGAGCCCGCGCCGAGTGGGAAGAAGAGCACGCCGATTATCTTCTGGAAAACAAACGCGAAAACGAACGCATGGAGGATGATTGACAGACTTTGCCGCGATGATGTTTCGCACGCGCAACTTCGGGCAGGAGTCGGCGCACCCCGAGGGCTGGATCAGCAAGGACTGCCGCACCGGCCACCACCAGGACTGCAACGCCAAACGGTGCACCTGCTCATGCGGGCATGGGCTGTCGGATGAAGATAAGGCGGAAAGTTGACTTTCCGCGCAACATCGGCTATGAATAACCCATGCCCTCGCGTAGACAGCACCAAGCAGAGTTCGTGGCCAGAGGTATCTACTACATGAAGCGCGATTTGAAGCTCAAAGCCGACAAGAAGGCTGCCAAATCCGAAGAGATTGCCCGACTCATAGAAAACCGGCGGAAGCGGCTTGCCGGAACCGTGGTAAACTCAACACAACAATGATCCTCGCCACGACAACCCGCGTTTCCAAGTTGGCGAAGAGGGCGGCGTAGATGGCACAGCGCGGAAGGCCCAGCACCTATTCCGCAATCGTGGCCGATGCGATATGCGATCAAATCTCTCTCGGGCGTTCGCTGATCCAGATTGCGTCCGATCCTGATTACCCCTGCGAAACGACGATTTACAAGTGGTTGCGAGATCGTGATGATTTTGCGCAGAAATACGCGTGCGCGCGAGATATTCAGGCCGAGCATTACGCCAGTGAAATCATAGCTTTAGCGGATACTCCGGTTGAGGCGCGCAAGATTGTCATCAAGCCCGACGGGAGCGAGGAAATCACCATCGGGGATGCGGTTGACCGAACGCGACTCCAGATCGATGCTCGCAAATGGTACGCGTCCAAGCTGGCGCCGAAGAAGTACGGCGACAAGATTGGCGTTGAGCACAGCGGTGAGCTGGGAATTGCCCTTGCGTCCCGCATTGCGTCTGCGCGCTCTCGGGCTGGAGAAAAATGACGGCCGAGGAGATGCTGCTCACAGATTTGGCCACGTATACGCGCGATCCGCTAGGATTCTGCCTGTATGCGTTCCCCTGGCGCGAGGACGGCGATCTGGTCGACTCAGACGGCCCACGCAAATGGCAGGCCGATATATTACGAGCAATCAGCAACCATTTGAGCGGCCCGGATCGATATACTCCTCTGCAAATAGCCGTTGCATCGGGCCATGGCATTGGAAAATCAGCCCTGATCGGCATGATCTGCAATTGGGCCATGAGCACCTGTGATGATTGCCGGATCGTGGTCACGGCCAACACAGAGGCGCAGATCGCAACCAAAACCTGGCCGGAGATACTCAAGTGGTTTGGGCGCGCAATCAATGCGCGCTGGTGGTCACAGACCGCCACAAAGATCGGCAGCCGAGAAAAGGGCCACGAAAACTCATGGCGCATGGACCGCGAGACGTGGAGCGAGAACAATACCGAGGCATTTGCAGGGCTGCACAATGTCGGCAAACGCATCGTGGTGATCTACGATGAGGCCAGCTCAATCCCGGCGAAAATATGGGAGGTCACGGAAGGAGCGCTGACCGATGAAAATACAGAGATTATCTGGCTCGCGTTCGGCAACCCGACACAAAATACAGGACGATTCAAGGAGTGCTTCGGGCTGTACAAACATCGCTGGATGCGTATGCAGATCGATTCGCGCACGGTCGAGGGAACGAACAAAACACAGATACAGCAATGGATCGAGGACTATGGCGAGGATTCAGATTTTTGCCGCATCCGCATTCGGGGAGAGTTTCCACGAGCCGGCACGTCGCAGTTTATCCCTGGGGATCTTGTCAATGCTGCCCGCAAGCGCGAGGTGCACAACTATCAGCGGGGCTGGAAGATACTCGCAGTAGACGTGGCTCGGTTCGGCGATGACCAGACGGTAATAGGGATGCGCCAGGGCTCGAAATATACGACGTTGGAGCGAGTCCGCGGGTTGAGCGTTCCGCAGACAGCAATGCGTGTCATGGCGGCGATCACCGAGCATGACCCCCGTGGCGTCATCATCGACGGGGATGGCGTCGGTGGCGGCGTAGTGGATTACGTCAACCTTCACCATGCTAATTGGATAGCTGCACATCCCATGTGCCGCTTCGTGGAATTTCATGGCGGTATGCCAGCAAACGATGGGTTCATGTACTTCAACCGCCGCGCCGAGGTATGGGGAGCAGCTAAAGAGTGGCTCAAGGATGCAGACATCCCCGATGATCCCGAAATCGAAACCGATCTGACCGCGCCGGAATACTCGTTCAGCTCGAAAAACCAGATCCAACTCGAAAAAAAGGACGATATGAAGAAGCGCGGGCTTGCATCTCCTGACAACGGGGATACAATAGCCATGAGCTTCGCCGCTTACACTCCTGGGAAGTCGCAGGAAGAACGCGATCAGGAGAGAGTGGCGGCTGCACCAGACCAACGTGCAAAGTTCCTGCTTCAGTACCGATTGACGCAGGAGCGGAATCAGCGCGAGTCGCGGGCGGAAGAACGACCGCCGGAGAATTGGGAATGACTGAATCGCAGCGCATTACAGCCGAAGATGTGAACGTCGAGAATGCCAAAATAGAGGCGATCATGGAAAAATACGCCATGAGCAGTGAGGACCGCATCGCCTTGATGGCCGCGGCGCGCGACTCTTTTGTTTTGGCGGCGGCAAGAGTAAGGCAGGCTCGGCAATGACTGAAAGCCAGCGCATCGTGCTCCACTGGAAGGCGCATCTCAAGGCTGCGGGCTGGCCAGAGGACGCGATCAGAGAGATCGTGCATGGACTGTGCGAGGCTGGTTACCGGGCCTGCATCGAGGAGATTCAGGCGCGCACAGCCAAGACGGACGCGCTTATTGCAAAGGTGGCGACCAATTGACCATCGAACTCTCTGAAGATGAGCTGATGACGCTACTCCAGGCAATGTATCACTACCGGGAAGAATACCGGCTCGGCGGCGATGAGTTGGATACGCTTTGCAAACTGAAAAAGGCTTTGGGCGCGACTGACGAGGAATGCGCAAAGGAGCACGCATGACCCTGCGTGAACTCATCATCGACTGGCTCACATCGTCTCGTTACGTCAAGTGGCTGGAGACGCAGCACCAGGAGCAGCGCCAGGATTACACCGAGCGCCTGTCCGAAAAAGACTCCCAAATCAAGCATTTGCGCGTCGAACTCGCCGGCACGAAGCTGGAGTGCGATAGAATGCGTGCAGTGCTGATGCCGTTCGGATCGCCGTCCGGCTCGGCGTATGCGCAGAAGTTCGAGATCACTGCGACACCGCCCGTGGTTCCCGCGTTCGACGGCCCGGATGACTGGCAGGCGGAACTCAACAAGATGTACCAGAAGGAGCAGCGGAATGACGGTCTGCAACCCGAATCTACCAGCGGGCAGGAAGATAACCTGCAACCGCTGCAACCGCAAGACAGTTAAGGGCGCGGCGCGCGTCATGCGCAAAGTGTTGTTTTTCTTTTGCCCGAAGTGCTGGCATGATCGTGGTGCCTGCGAGGATTTAATGCGGCGTATAGCCGCGTAGCCAGAAAGTTGAGGCATGTGATGGCGTTTCAGAGCAGCGACGGGAAGAAGTTCAGCAACCGGCCTCCGATGATGCAGCATAACCGTTCCATGGCGGCCAAGGGCGGCGGCGGTGGCCTGATGGGCCGCAGCGACCCTCTCCAGCAGCCCGGCCAGGACGGCGGCGGCGAAGAGATTGACGCCAACGATAAGCCGCTCCACACCGAGCATCATCCCGACGGCGGCCACACGACCGTGCACGAGTCCGGCGCCGAGAAGCATACCACGACCGCTGAGGAACTCGTGGATCACCTGAAGAAGCATCTCCCCGACGAAGAGCAGGAAATCGCCGACGACAGCGAGCCGGAGTACGAATAATGTACGGCACGAAGAAGGTCAATCTCGGCAAAGGCGGCTCCTTCAACATCAAAGAGGGGGCCATGACTGCTGCGGCCAAGCGCGAAGGCGTGAGCAATAGCGCCTACGAGCAGGAGCACAAGGGCGACTCCGGCAAGGCAGGCAAGCGCGCGCGCCTGGCGCTGACCATGAAGTCGTGGAAGCACTAGCATGGATTTCGAGCAGCAGAAGCCGATCACGGACGAGTACCGCCGGGGATGGGAGCGCATCTACTTGCAGCAGGAAGCGCGGAAAAGTGACAAACGCGCGATGCAATCGCCCCCTGCTGGTCGTGGGAGACGCGTGAGAGAAGACGACCAGCAGCTGAAGGACAGATAAATGCCTGACTCGAACGACAATCGCACCGATGCGCCGATGTCAAACAATGATGAATCTGATTTGACAAATGAGGATTTGTACGGAGAGTTCGACCCGGCCAGTCTCCCGCTCGGCACATTCGCGGCGTTCGATGTCAGCGACGAACCGCTCTGGACTGACCAGGATGGCGAGCATCAGCTCAACCAGGACCAGAAAAACGCCATCAAAGCGATGGTACAGGCTGCTGCCCAGGCCGACTCCGTTCCGCATCGCATCGAGATTCAGGGCGCATGGATGCTCGAACTGCTCGACCGAGGCCTACAGCGGATGCGCACGACCACTGGCGGCGGGTGGGAGGCCTTCTATGGGAGCCGCACGGCGTCGATGGGGATGTACGGCGCGCAACAGTCCGGCGGCTACTACGATACCAACGTCATCGGCGAGAAAAACGACACGATCACATCGCTCCTCTCCTGCGAGATTGCCAGTTCGACATTCTACCCGGAGAAGCCGGGCGACCCTGACGATGAGGTGTATGCGCAGCAAGCCAACTGCCTGAAGCACTTCATGGCCGAGGAAAACAACTACGGCGAGCTCCAAGCCGAAGTGGCGCGCTACGCTTGCACGGACGAGGCCTCGATTGGCTACACGCGGCCCGTCGCCGATGCGCAGCGCTGGGGATATGAAGACGAAGCGCCCGACGTGGTTCCCGAAACGGAAGATGGTGAAGACCCCGATGCGAAGAACGCAGCGCAGTCCAAGCGGCCCAAGATTCGCACGCTCACATCGATTTACGGCAAGCTCTCGCGCAAAGTCCCGCTACTGTCCAAGTCGAAAGCGGATTGGGCCTACGCCATGCTGGCGCATGAGATCGATATTTCTCTTTCCAAGGCGAAATGCCCGTGGGTGGCGAAGCAGATCACGGCGGGCGACCTAGGCATTGCCGAACTGAAGCTCGACCGCCTAGCGCGTCAGTCCGTGCAGATGGCCATGCAAAGCCAATACGCGACCGGCGATAGCCTGATGCGTGACGTGACCGAGACATGTGTCTGGTTTCGCCCCGCCTTCTATATGGACGATTCCTGCCCCAAGGATCAGCGTTCATGGTTCTGGACGAACTTCCCCAAGGGGATGCTGGCCGCCTACGAGTCCGGAGTGTTGGCCTGGGCGCGCAATGAATCGATGGACGAGGTTCTGACGGAGTTCCACGCCCGTAGCGGAAACGGCCAGAACCGACGTGCGCTGACCGAGAGCTTCGCCGGGCCCCAGATGCGCCTAAATGTGCTGGTAGACCTGCGCGATGAGTTCTGCCGCAAGTCCATCACGCGCGTCGGACTCGACTCGGCTGTTTGGAATGTGGACAAGATGCGCTCGTCCAGTGTTCGCGCTGGCGTCTACGAGCCGTTTCTTATGCCGGCCGGCCAGCGACCCGCCACCGATACCGTCGTGCAGATTCCAGGCACAAGCGGCACACCCGACCTGACCTCCTTCATCGACTGGATCAGCGGCCCGCTTGCCGAGCAGCTGACGCACGCGCAACAGTCCATGAGCGGCAGCGGCGACCCGAACGACCCCCAGCAGACCGCGACCGAGTACAACCGCAAGGATAAAAACGCGAAGGCCAGCTTCGGCGAGTGCTGGCGCAACATCCTGCGCGGATTCGCCAACATCAACACGCAATCTGCCGCATGGAATGCGCGCGTGCAGCCGGAGGGGGCCAAGTTCGATTCCAACTTCCCCGGACTCGGGCGCGTTACGGCCGAAATCGGCAAGATGAAGTCCGGCGCCGGCGTGGCGCGCGCCGATGGAATGTCCGATTCCCCTGAATCATGGGCAGACCGTCAAGCGGCGTGGGAAAAGGCCATGAGCGATCCTGACCCGGCTATGGCGTCGATCAAGAGCGACCCGCAGAACATGGCGGCGGCCAAGCGCTTCATGCCGCCCGGTATGGTTCTCCCCGGCGTCGACGCGGTCGAGAAGCAGCAGGCGGAGTTCGATATTTTGCTCAAGACGGCGCCGATGGACAATCCGCAGTTCGTCAAAATTCAGCAACTCGTGCAGCAGGGCGGCGCGGAACTGCAGCAGGCGCAGACTATGGGCGCGCAAGTTGACCCGCAGAAGGCCCAGGCGCTGCAGCAGGGCCAGCAGATGATGCAGCAGACGCCGCCAATGATTTCCAGCGTGCCGGTGCGCGGCGACGGCAGCGAGAATGACGCAGTTGAAGCGCTGATTTGCCTCCGCATGATGAACTCCGCGGAAGGACGGCGGCTGGCTTCGAGCAAGGACCCAGACGACCAATCGCATTTCGGGAACCTGCATCTTCATTGGCAGCAGCACCAGGCCAGCGCGGCCAAGCTCGCGGCGCAGAATCAGCAGCCTATTCAGCCTAAGACCTCGCTCACGGTCGCAGTTGATAAGCTCGACCCGCAGGCGCAGACCTCGGCGCTGCAAAAGATGGGCGTTGCGACGACGCCGGAAGCAATTCAGCAACAGAACCAGCTTGCACCGCATGAAGTGACCACAACCGAGCGCGGCGTAGGGCCACTGGGAAGCGAGATTGAGCGCAAAACAAGCGTTGTAGGGAAATCAATCAGTTAGGACGGAGCAAATATGGAATACCCAAAACGATTCAAAGACTGCGCAGTCGACCTAAGCAAACTTCTGGAAATAATCGTACTTTCTGAAGGTCTGCGCGTGAAAGATTGGACCAATGGAGAAGGAGAGTATCGCTTCATCACTGCTGATACTCCACACTACGACTCTGCATGTTTCCTCACAACGCAGATGTATGCCATTGAGCGCATCAGCGACGGGAAAACCTGCACCTTTGAAGTGACAGGCCTGAAGGATGGCGAAGAGGTTCCACGGTTGGTGCGCCTGTATGAAGTTGTGCGCACAATCGACAAAGCAATCGCTTCACTTGAACAGTAGGACGGAGGACGAAATGGACGACGGAATGCAGTTGCTTCACGTATTGCTGGGAATTACAGGGTGGCACCTGTACGACTTCGGCGATCGCGTCACAAATATGCCAGTGCCGGACACAGGAATAAGCGGATTCTTGAATCGGAAGATATTTGGTATCGAGAACGACGACCGAACAAGTTGGAGTTTTCTGGTTATCCCAGCGCACGGGATAAGTATTAAAGCGCTTCTTGATCAGCTGGAGTATGCCATGGAGAACTCTCGCGGCGATCTGGAAGAGGCTATGCTCAACCCAATTGAGTACGAAGCGTACTAAAGAACGGAGCGAATATGCCAGAGGACGGAATCGCAGCAGTTGCAGAAGCGGTAGAACCTGTCAATGCGGAAGTTGACGCAGGGGAATCAACAGAGTCAACAGGCGCGGACGATGGCCATCCGAAGGTCAAAGAGGGCGAGCAGGACCGACAGGACAATCGTCATCAACCTGATGCGCTGAAGAAGCACATTGCTGAATTGCGCCGTCGCGCCGATGCAATGACCGATCCGGTCGAGAAGAAGGCGGAACTCGACCGGATCAAGTTTCTGTACGACACGAGCGGCAAGGCGCGCGGATACGAGCAGCAATTCCCAACCGTGCGCGAGGCCCGCGAAGTCAAGGCGCTGCTCGAAGCTGTCGGCGGCCGCGAGGGCGTGCAGCAAATGCAAGCCACGCTCAGCGAAATTGAGCAGGTGGATCAGGCACTGTCGGCCGGCGATCCGTCCGTGGTCGAGCGGATGTGGGAGGAAGCTCCCGATGGTATGCCGAAGCTCATGCCCGCGCTTCTCGACAAGTTTGCCCAGGCCAAGCCGCAGGAGTATGAGCGGTTTATCGCGCCGCGGTCAATCGGCTACCTTGACAACGCCGGCTTCCCACAGGCCTTTGACCGCATGGTGCAGCTCTATGACGCGGGCAAAACTGAGGACGCCCAGGCCATCCGCAATGAACTGATCCAATGGGTAACTGGCAACCGCCAGCAAGCGCAGCAGCAGCAGGCTGACCCGGAAGTCGAGCGTTTGCGCGCCGAACTGGCAAAGCGCGACGAGGGGCAGGAGCAGCAAAAGAATGAATCTGCGATAAACGAGGTAATCAATTATGCTGGTCCAGCAATTGATCGGGTGGCAGCCCCTATCATTGGAAAGTTTGGATTTACGAAGGATGATTTAAGCGCTTTTCGCCGAGCTGTCTGGAATCATCTTCAAGATACCAGAAACGAACATCCTGACTACAAGACAATTGGCCCGGCAAAAATTAGGCAAGGACGCGACAAATGGGTCGCATACGCGAATCGCTGGACAGATGACAACGCGGAAGCATCAATTCGTGCCGTTCTGAAAACTCCTCCATGGCCACGTATTGCTAGTGCTAAAACACCTGTGGCCGCCGTCACAAAATCGCCTGCGCAGGTTTCAGTCCAGCAAGGGAAAGAGCCCGCGCCGAGCGAAATTGACTATAGCAGCAAGGGATTACAGGCCGCGCGCAAGGCCGGCTTTAAGGACCTGGGCGACATGCTGCTGAGTGGACAGGCTCCAATGAAAAGTGGCGGGATTCGGCGCTGGAGGTAGTATACTTGGGGTGTCGGGAGCGCGAACTCCCGTCCATTCCTAAACAATCCGGAGGCAAGTCCGAATGACACCCTTAAAGCCATACTACCAGCACGCTGGCATTACCATCTACCACGGCGATTGCCGGGGGATTATCCCTACGCTGAAATTCGACCATTGCTTGACAAGCCCACCATACGATGGTTTACGAGAATACGGCGAAAGTTTTGAGAGGCTTAATTGGCGCGGAATCATGCAGAACTTGGCGCTGGCTTTACCTGAAGGCGGAACTATTGTTTGGAATGTGGCCGACCAGACTATCGACGGGTCCGAGACGGGAACATCTTTTCGGCAAGCTTTATGGGCTATGGATTGTGGTCTAAGGCTGCATGACACTATGATTGCGGTGCAGGAAGGAGTCAAATTTCCAGACGCAAACCGCTATCATCCAGCATTTGAATATGTGTTCATTTTCTCTAAAGGTGCGCCGCGCCACTTCAATGGAATACGCGACTGGAAGAATAAATACGGCGGCTCAACGATGCATGGAACCGACAGACAGAAGAATGGCTCTACGCAAAAGATCAGCGGGCCGGGTAGGCTTATACCGGAGCTAAGTCTAAGGCGCAACTGGTGGATTATATCCAACGCTTACACTGGTGAGACTTGCGGGCACCCTGCTCCTATGTCGATGCGGCTAGTACGCGATCATTTGACGACATGGAGCGCGCCGGGAGAAATTATATTGGACCCCTTCATGGGTAGCGGCACAACGCTGGCAGCGGCCAAGAATTTAGGCCGCAAAGCCATCGGCATTGAGATTGAGGAACGATACTGCGAGATTGCGGCAAAGCGCCTGAGCCAAGAGGTATTCGACTTCACCGTTTGACAAGATGTGCTAAAATTCCTCCAGCGATGGAACCGCGTTAAAAGTTCCCGCCTCCCTGGCGCAAAAAGGAAACAGTTTCACCCCGGAAGAGGAGCGCAACACTCCTTAAAGTCAATGGCTTCCAGGAATGCAGTAGGGCGAAAGCCTCATCTCATTTTCTGGAGCATTAAATGCCTACCCTCAATGAAGCAGCCGCAGAATCTATTGAACTGGAACAGGTAGGGCGTGAAATCGCGCTCTTGTGGCCGACTTTCCGCGGCCTTTACAATCTCTTCGAGAAGTCCGCGAAGAAAGTCAACATCGCCAATGTGACGCAGGCCGCCGGTGGAACCCGCTCCGCCTGGCGCGAAACCATGATTACGCAGGGCGCTTCGGGCATCAGCGTTGGCACCGGCGACGGTTCCTCGTTGGGCTCCGGCACTGGTTCGCAGACCGCATCGTTTGCGATGGCGCCGATCTGGGCGTTCAATGTGACGCAGTACACCCGCCTGGCCGAACTGGCCACCAACGGCGCCGAGCGTGCGGTTGAATCCTTCACCAAAACCGAAATTAAGCGCTCGATCAAGCAGTTCTACAACGGCATCGAAGGCCTGATGAACGGCGATGGCTCTGGAGCGTTTGACCAGATTCCCGCAAACGCCGTCATTACGACCGGCGGCTCCGGCAACACGACCGCAGTCATCCAGGGCATCCAGTGCGCGGCGGCGTTCGTGGATCAGCAGGTCGTGCAGATCTTCCCCTCTGAGGGCGGCTCGGCGCGCGGCCCAGCGACCATCGGTATCGTCAGCGTGGTCGAGCAGAAGCTCAATTTCTCGACGGCGCTCCCCGCCGGCACCACGCAGGGCGATTACATCATGGTTGCGGGCGCATCCGGCGCGGTTGGTTCGTCCGTTCTCGGCATTCCGTACTGGAATACCAACGGCAACGTCGGCACCAAGGGCGGCCTGATCATGGCCAATTACCCTGACCGCCTCTCCACCCCGGTCATCAACTTGGGCGGTGCGCAGATTACTCCGAGCGTGGCGCAGAGAGCTTTCGTGCTGCTCACCCGCGCGCTGGGCGACGACGCCGAGGAACTGGAAAAGGGCGTTTGGTACGGCAAGCCGGACCAGCTCGCCACTATCGCCTCGCAGTGGTACTCGACCATCATCACGCAGAACAGCGAACCGAAGAGCGAGAGCGTATTTGATCGCGCCCGCGCTGGTATCGGCAAGGAGTTCGGCGAGCGCCCGTTTATCTACTCGAACACGGCCAAGGCTGGCCGCGCCGACTTGCTGTTCCCTGAAAACTGGTCGCTGGGCGAACTCTGCCCGGTGGGCCTGTACGACTTTGGCGGCGGCAACACGGTGATGCCGGTTCCTGACATCGGCGGACCTGCGGGGGCAACCTACCTCACGGCCAAGATGTTCGTCTACGAGTGGGGAGGCCAGGTCTGCAATCGCATCCCGCGCCATGGGCTCTTTGTGACCAACGCCAGCACCATCCAGGTCTAAACCAACCGGGGCGGCTTAGCGGCCGCCCCCACAACCTTGGAAGGACGGTTTCAAGATGGAAGTTCAAGACACGCGCGCAATCAGCGGGAATAAGCAGGACGCTCCCGACGTGGAAATCAATGGAACGGTCGCGGGGTTCGTTCCCGCGTTCGACCGAGTACTCATCAAGCGCTTGCCGAAGCCACCCGAGGCGCTGATTATTCGCCCCGAGATTGCGCAGGAGCAGGCCGCACGCGGCTTGATTGTCGCAATCGGCCAGAGCGAGCATCCTTTGCCGCCGATCGGCGCCATCGCCAGTTTCTCAAAGTTCGCCGAAGAGAAACACTTCGACGATGAGGGCGCGGATGAATATGCGCTCGTCTGGAACGTGGACATTCGCGGGTGGCACAATGCAGCCTGAAGTCGAACGCCGACGCTGCCCCGAGCCGTTCCAGGAGTTGCTGACGCGGCGCGTGGGCGTCAACAGGTACGGGAAGCCGAACTTCATTCTCGCCTGGGGTCAGACGTTCATGTACACCGCCGGCGGCATCTGGCCTAAGCCGCATGGTGATGGTTATTTCGGATACCGCAAACTGCCGCTCTCGAACTCCAGCTTCAGCGGGCGCGGGATGCCTTGCTGGATGATTCTTGAATGGCACCCGCCGGAGGATTACGGCTCCCCGGCCGCCTACTACTACGACAACCGCGACGAATTGACGGGTTTGCAAACCCTTGGCGAGTACCCGCACCAGGGGCGATATGAAATTGCGTACCGGATGAACTCGCAGGAGTTCCGCAATGGTCGGCTGGAAGTGCTGAATTACCATCTTGACGGCTGGGTTCTCGATATGCTGATCCCCTGCATTGTCGAAGGCCAAAAAATAGACATGAGGCGGCGCTTGAGGATGATCCGCGAGGCCGACGAGCGCGAAGAGAAGGCACAGGACCAGAAGATCGACGATGTGCTGCACGCTTGCAAGCGGCGGCCGCTTCCCTCGCAGATCGACGACAGGGCGCGGCTGATACAGCGGCAAATGAGCGAAATGCTCAAAACCTTCGGGCGCATTCAGCCCGGATTCAAACAGGGCAGCATCGCTGCCTGAAAAGGACGGTACTATGGCAACGCAGACAATCATCTCGGAACGCAGCAGGCGCATCACGCACGGGCCTATTCAGGACGGCCCCGGTGCGCAGGAGAAATCAATCTATCTCGACCCCGATCAGATGCGGCACCCGGAATATACGGTCTACCTGCATTCGGTCTCGAAGCGCTCCTTTCAGCAACCTCATCCGATTTACCGCAACGTCGTGATTCCGGCGTGTTCAAAGGACGAGCGCTATATCACCTTCATGCGCATCACACACCCCGTCCAGATTGCCACGGTGGACCCCGACAACGTGAGCGGCCCGATCAAGTGGGTATTCGAGAACGCCAAGAGGTGCGCGCTTTGCGTTTGCAATCCGAGCTATGTCGGCGCCGATCTTTCCGTTCAAGACAAGGAAATTCCGTTTGAATATCAGATTTCATCGAGCGAAAGCAATCTCACGCAACAGGGCGTCTTTGCCTCGCTGAATGAAGTCCCAACCGAAGAAGAGTTGAAGGCGGCCGAGGCGCGGCGCACCACTTATTACAAGGCCATATTTGAGCGCATGAACGGCCTGTTCCGCTCGGACCCGAAGAAGGCGCAGGATGAACTTGGGCTCGACCATCACCTGGCCGCAGAGATGTTCGCTATCGATGTGGACTGGCACAAGCTCACCACGCCGAAGATCGAATGTCCGAACTGCGGCGAGAAGATCAAGGAGGGCATTGCCTTCCACTACTCGAACGGCCAGCGTTGCGTGCTGGATTTCGAGCGCACGTATCTTGCCGGGGCGATCAAGAAAGAAGACGTGCCCATCGAAAAGCGCTGGTGGAAGGAAGAGAAGAGCAAAGAGCAGCTGCGGCAGGATGCAGTTGCACTCGGAATCGAAGTCGATGCGCGTTGGTCTGTCGAAACACTTCAGACCAAGATTAACGACGCGCTGACGGCTTAACAAGTTCTGGGGCGAGAGGGTCGCACCGCGTCCGTCCCGCATAGCTTCACTCGAACCCCAGATTCAATAGGAGCAGCGCATGGCAAATGTCGTCGTAGATGTTTCAAATTTTCCCACCGTAGCCACCATCACAAACTTGGTGCGCACGGACATCCGCGATGATATGGCCGGCGCAACCGATACGGTCGGCGAGGGCCAGATCCTCGTCGACAACCTGGCGACCAGCGTCACCATGGCGAACCTCTTCAACAGCGCCGTGCGCGAAATCTGCCGCAAGTTGCGTATTGTCGGCGCACCAATGCTCATCGCAGACAACTACATCATCGCCAACATACCGCCCATCAATGGCCCGCAGGGCTTCCAGGTGGCCGATCCAGCCGTGCAGGTGATGATCGGGTTCAACGGCTACTACGACGGCACTGAGTGGCACGCAAACTACGGCCTGCCGCAAGGCTGCTATCAGGTGTTGCGCTGCTGGGAGCGTCAGACCTCAAGCCAGAACAACTTCCTCGACATGGGCGAACCCTCCAACGGCCTCGCTGGCGTTTACCAGACAAGCGGCTGGGGTCGCTGGGAGTGGCGGCAGAACATGGTCTGTCTTCCCGGCTCGCTTGATTACCGCGATCTGCGCTTGCGCTACAAGATGATATTGAACGCCATGTTTGTGGCCCATGCCGACCCTTCGACAACCTATCTGCCAATAATGGGCTGCGAAGAGGCGGTGGCGCGAATCATCGACCGGCTGTATGCGGCGCGACAGGGCGGCACGGTCTACGAGATGCGCAAAGTTGAGGCCGACTCCGCCATCTGGGACTTGCTGAATGAGGAAGTGCAGGGCAAGCAGGGCGACAACTACCAGACGCTTGCATACGGATCAGAAGCGCCGCCAGTGATAAACGGCGGACGGTAGCAAACGCACCATCAACCATGAGAGGACGGAAATATGAACCCCTTGGAACAAGCAATCGCAGAGAAAAAAGCACCCTACGAAAAGATGAGAGCGCAGCAAGCCAACTGTGGGCAAGTTGCAGGACTCGGAAATATGTGCTGCGACAAGCAGGAGACGACACGCGAACGTCTTCAGCGCAGTCTGCGCAATTCCAATGATGAGCATGTTCGCTTGAATCGTGTGATCGATATTCTTGAGCGTCATCCCGAGTTCGAGGAGTTTCTTGAGGTGCTTCGCTCAGACCTCGTTTAGCCCACCGAGCCGAGAAGGCTCATAACCGCAGCACACGGCCGAGGAGGCCGCCCAACATGGCAAATATCCTGCTCTTGAATCCCTTCCCCGCTGGTTTTGATTCCACGCAAACCACGCTCACTGCCAATGGCAGCATTCAGCTTTACGGCAACGCCGTCGCCACCGGCGAGCCGATCAATTGGGCCTCTCAGATCGACGGCATCGGCTACAACGAAGTGAACTTCCGCGGCAACGGGGTCCACGGGCAGAATACGGCGCAGACCACTGGCTTCGCTGTTGCCGCCGGGACTGCGACCGTGACTGCGGCCAACAACTTCTTCCCCGGCCAGGTTGTGACCTTCGCGGGCAATGCTGGCACGCTCTCGGCGCTCTTCAATGGCCTCTCTTTCACGATTCTGACCGCAACGGCGTCGCAGTTCACCTTCACCACCACGCTGACCGGAACCACGACCAGCGGCGATGTGGGCGTGGCTTACACGGGCAAAGCCGTTATTCCTCCCGTGCCGAGCTATGGAGCCGCGTTACTCGCAACCGTGACTGCGATCTCGGCAGCCGGAACCACGCTGACCGTTACCGCCGCGAACGCCTACCTTCCCGGCGCTCAGGTTCAGGTGGCCGTGGCTACGGGCGTACTCGGGCCGAAGCTGGCGGGCGTCAATCTGACGGTTCTGGCTTCCACCTCGACCGCATTCACGGCGCTCATGCCATCGGCTCTCACCGGCTCGACTGGTACTGGCACGGCAAGCGGCATCAATCCACCAGAGCCTTATTCGGTGAAATTCTGGTCGGAACTCGCATCGGGCTATGTATATCAGTATTCCTCGACCACCGGCGTCCTGTTCGTCGCTCAGGTCCCGGCGGCTGGTTCGCTGACCAATGCGGCTCCGCTCTCGGCACTGGCGGCGGCAGCTTATCCGGCTGGCGTGCTCGGCGATGTTATCAAGTACGAGGCGAAGTTCTGCAAGGGGTAATTGATGCCCGGTCAACCTGTAGTTCTTGATTCGTTCGGCGGTATTGTAGCGACGACGCGCCCGGAGGACACACCCGAGGGCGCATCGCCGCGCAACAACGATGTTGACTTTATCGTCGGGCGCTTCATTCAGCGGCCCGGCTGCCAGAGCGTCTACACACTCGCGCAATCCGAATATGGACCCAACGGCGGCACGTCCGCTACGACTGTCGATACCGGCTCTGCGCCCTGGGCAAATCCCGCAAACATCCTGCTCGACAATGAAACCTACGCCACCACTACGCTTGCCGGTCCCGCTACGGCTAACTATGCGGTCCAGTCCGTAGCGATCACACAAGGCGGGTACTATGCGGCAGGACAGACGCCCGTGGCTACCCTGAGCGGGGCCGGCGCGGGTGCGATAGTCAGTCTGACCGTCGAGACCATAACGACGCCCATGTGCGCACCCTACAAGACGGTGACCGGCGCTGCGGTGGATATGGGCGGCATCTATACCGGCCCGGTCACAATCGCATTCTCAGGAGCATCTGCCGGCAGTAATGCTGCAGGCGCTGTCACGATGCAGTCTTTGGCGTCAACCTTTGCGCTGTCTGACATTCTTCATGTGACAGGATTCGTGCTGCCGATCACGGCCACCTATCAAATCAATGGTATTGGCGTAAATGTACGCGGGTTCGCTCCTGACGGTGCAGTTGTCTTCGCGCAACTACTCAAGGCCGGTGTTCCCGTCGGAGACGTGGAAAGCCTTGCGCTGCCTGCGACAAATGGATATGTCGCGCTGGGAAGTCCAATTGATCTATGGCTTACAACGTGGTTGAATACTGACACCGACTCGCCAGGGTTCGGCGTGAATCTTTGGGTTGGATCAGCGTCAGCATCGACCGTTTCGCTTGATTACGTCGAAATTGTCGTTTATGGATCTCCGCAAAGCGCGAATTTCAATGGCCTTGGTTCGGTGAATCTGAATCAGACCGATCAAACCACGCTGGCGCTCGATGCGAACGGGCTGACGTGGAAAGAGGATGTTTCCAACGCGCCGAATGTGCTCTACCTGGAAGCGGGAATTCCGCCGGTCATGGTGGGCAGTTTTCTGAAGGAAATCGACGCGAATGGCTCGGCCTTCATGGCCTACTCGGACCTCACGCAAGGAACCGCGCAACCGATGCAGTACAACGGGGCATGGTGCGACCGGATTACCCAAGTTGGGCCGGGAACGGCACCCTCCTTCACGCCGCAGCAATCGACCTCCGACACTTACGACATTGTTCAGATCGCGCAGCCGCCGCCGAACTCGGACATAACCGACCCCGGGAACATCAGCGTTCTGCTGCAATCCGCTGGCCCAGGTTCGACTTCCGCCGGAAACGTGATAACGGTTTACTACTCGCCGAGTTTTTTTGGCGGATCGTCGCAGCCGGGGGCAGAAGACAAGGCGCTTGTTGACGCTTTCAACTCCGGCAATCCGGTTTACGTCTACATCAGCGGCACGTCGTTCGGCGTTGGAACTTACCTTGTGACCAGCGTAGGCAATGCGCTGCCGCCCCACGTTGATCACTGGCGCTACTACTTCACGGTCAATGTAGCAACTTCCGTATACCTCTATTCAAACGAGGGTGCAGGCCAGTACCAGATGACGCTGGCGACGATGTCCACAACGGAGCCGGTTCCGGGGCTGAGCGTCGGCAATCAGATCACCATTTCCGGCAACTCAAACAGCAGCTACAACGGCCAATGGACGATTACGCAGGCGCTGGATTCCGGCGAAATGGCGATCAACGAAACAACGGTGACAGGCGGAGTCGCCACTTACGAATACGCCTTGACGACTGGACAGCCTCCGGTGGCCGGCGAACTCGTCACGATCACGAACACAACAAACGCGGGCGGGATTCTAAACCTCGTCAACGCGACCATTGCCAGCTCCACCGCTTTCGGCGGTACGGTCAACACATCCGGCACGGCGGTTACGTGGGTTTCGGGGAATGACTTTTCTTCGCTCACGAATGGCGAGACGATCACCATCAGCAGCGTGGGCTATACCATCCTGACGGTGGTAAGCCCGACCAGCATCACTCTGACTGCGAGCGCGGGTACGCTTACGGGAGTGGTCTACAACGCCGGAACATTGAACAACGGCAGCTTCACGGTTGCAATTGCGACCACCACCGACTACCCTCCAGTGCCGGAAGCCGGCACGGCGACAACCGCCGGGACCATCTTCGCCTTTGACCCCGGAGCTGCGGACGCTGGAACGGCATCGAATCCGATCTTTGGGAGCGGCACGGGCGGGTCATTCATCTACATCAGCGCCACGGCGCAATTGATCACGCCTGGCGTGAAACAGGGGAGCGTCTTCTTCATCACGCGCAACGGGGCGGTGACGCGGCCGGCGCCCCCGGTCCAGTTCACTGTGCCGATGAATTGCGGCTCGATTATTGCATCGCTGATCCCGGTCGGGCCGCCGAATGTCGTGGCGCGCGGAATCACCTTTACCGAGAGCGGGCAGAACGAAGTCGCCGGAGCGAACTTTTACTACTACGACACTCCCGTTACCTATTATGTGGACGGGGTAAAGTACACTTCCGACGCGCTCATTATTCCAGACAACACGAGCACGAGCGCGGCTTTCATCTTCTCGGATTCCGTTCTTCTCGCCAGCGACGAAATCGACATTCCGGGGAACGACTATTTCAACCTGATCGAGCTGGGCAACCCCGCGTGGATGCTCCAATACGCGACGCGGATGCTCTACGGCCTGTGCCAGACGAAGATTCAGAACTTCCTGAATCTCAGCTTTGACGGCGGGTATTTGCCGACGACCTTGGGCGCACTGCCGCTGCCTACCGGCTGGATTGTGCCGAATCTGAATGAGACCTCGGACACTGGACTGGTGGAATCGCTCGACTTTGGCAACGCCTTCAGGATAATGAACAACGGCGCATCGTCCATGACGAACGCGCAGGTGCTCTACCAGCCGGCCTACCAGGATTATTTGAACGTCAACATCATTCAGCCGAACACGGCCTACTCGGTACGCGTGAAAGCGCGCTCGATCACCGCCGACGGGCAGACGGTCACAATTCAACTGCCCACCTATTCCAACGGTGCATTCTCATCCACGCTCTACGGCTCCGCGGCGTTCACTTTCAACCGCGGCGCATACGAAATTCAGCCCGGCACGCTGATTACCGGAAACGGACTGCAGACTGTGCCGACAACGCTGGAACTCACCATAGGCGTAAGCGCTTTAGCCGTGGGCGCTGGAGTCGAGATTGACCGCATCGAGATCTTCCCGACGAATCGGCCAGTGGACACGACGACGATCTGGACGAGCTACGCGGGGAAGTTTGAATCGGTAGACATCAATACCGGCACGCTCGGCGTCGGCTCGGACAACTCGCAGCCGGCAACCGGAGCCTTCGAGATTCTGGAGCAGCTCTACATCGAGAAGTCGCGCTCGCTCTCGGTCACGCAGGATTCGCCAAACTATGAGCCTAACGATTGGCAGGTCAAGCAAGCCAGCGACCGGGCCGGCGCGGTTGGCCCGAACGCCTTTGACGAGGGCGAGGAGTTCACCGTATCGGCCAGCCGAAATGGCGTCTGCTACTTCGACGGCGGCAAGCCCATGCCGATCTTGCGCGAACTGCAATCGGCGGCAAAGGGAACGAATCTTTGGGAGTCAATCAATTGGGAGGCGGGGGCGACGATCTGGATTCGCAATGACCTTAACGCCCGGCGGCTGATGATCGGCATCCCCATGAACACGCCGAACACCTGGCTTCCTAATGCGCTTTCCGAAGTTCCTACCGGCCCGAACGTCATTCTAATGTGCAACTACACCGGATGCCCGACCGGCGGCGAACTGGCGGAAAGCCCCGAAGTCCATGTGACCATGTTCGGCGACCTGAAGGCGCTCGATATGCGGCGGAAATGGTCGCTTTGGCAGATTCCTTGCCCGGTGGCCGAGTTCATTCCGCGCGCCGATGGATTCACCAACCCTCCGCTCATTTGCAACGGCATCGGCTCGGGGAAGATTTATCAGCTTGTGCCAGGCGCAGCGGACGGCAGCGGCCAGAACACGGATGACGGCGCGGCTATCAACTGGTCGTATGTCACGGCTGGGCTGGTCAAGGCGAAGAATGGCCAGCAAGTTCCGGGCCTGGGCGCGCTGCGCAAGATATGGTTCTTCCTGGCCGCGACTATGGAGGGCGTCGGGCAGGTGGCCTGCAAGCTCTATTCAAATTCGCTGGGAGCGCTCCCGCGCAATACGTTCACAGTTCCGCTGCCCTTCACGCTCAGTTCGCCGCAACAGAATGACCAGGAGTGCGTGCTGGAGATTGGCGGTCAGCGGCTATTCATCGAGTTCAAGTCTGTTGGGTCCGGCGGCTATAGCGAAATTGGCCCCATCATCATTGACGGCGAGATGGACAAGGTTTCGCCTCATCGCGGGGTATCCTCTTGAGCAGCAGCGTAAAAGGCGTTCTTTCTGGTGGCCGCGCTCTCACTAAGCTGATTCAAGAGAACCCCACGCACGGCGCATTGCTGCAGAAGATCATCACCGCGGTCAACACGCTGGCGGAAAACACGACTTCGAGCGCTGTCGGCCGCAGTACCGCGCCGCCGCCCATCAATGCACTGAACGTCAAGGTAGCCGGCGAGTATGCCCATGTGACCATTACGCACACTGGCAACATTCAGCAGGGCGTGCATTATTTCGTCGAGGTGGCGAACAATCCCAACTTCAACGGAGCGCACCCGATCCACTTCGGCACAAGCCGGACGCGCGATCCGATCCACCTGGCGGCGCTTGACGATTCAGGCACGGCGCAAAAGTGGTATTTGCGCGGATATGCGCAGTATCCGGGGTCAGACCCTTCCGCGCCGGTCGCCTATGGCGGCACCAGTCCCACGGCGATTACGCCAACGGGAACAACAAAGCTCACTTGGCAGACGTCAACGGGGAGCGGCACGGCATCAAATACCGGCCAGCAGGTGGGATGGGGCTTTGGCCGCATCGCAAGGAGAAACAAATCTTGACTCGTAAAGCACTGAGTTTGCTATTATCAATCCAGCATTGGACGGATGCTCGCGGGGGTACCGTCTGATGTTTGGTTTCGGATCAGGTCTTGGATCAATCGCGAAGAACGCCGCGAACACTGCCACGGATGTTGGCGCTGGTTATGGCTCAGACGCGAGCGCGGTCAACGCGCAACTCATGCCCTTCCTCACCCGCGAACTCAACAATCCAACCGGATTCACGCAGCAGCAGACCGGAGCCATGCTTAATCAGGCGGAAGCTGGGGCGGGCGGCGCGGCAGCGGGCCTGAACACTGAAGCGAACTTGAAGGCGGCGCGGGACCGCAACAGCGGTGGGTTCTCCGGGGCGCTGGACGAGGCCGCGCGGGACAAGGAAAAGACACTCTCTGGAATCTCCAGCGGCATTGCTGGGCAGAACGCCGAACTAGAGCAAAAGAAGCAGCAGGCGGCCGCCACCGGCCTCGGCGCAATGTACGGACAGGACACGGGCGCGCAACTGAAGGCGATGGGCCTTGTGGCGCCGGATGTGAACGCGGCCAGCGCGGCCGATATGGCTCCTTGGGACAATCTCACCAAAATGATCGGTTCTGCGGGACAGGCCGCGACAGGGGCCGCGGCACTGGGACTTAAATTCCCATGAGCACAACTCCTTACTTCCTCCGCAATCCGGCGTATGACGATCAGGCCCAGCAACCCGTGACGATGGCCCCCGCTGTCGAGCCGCAGGGCATGGCCGCGCCGGTCATTCAGCATCCGTTGCACGCGATGGTCGCGCCGATTGTCGGAGTGCCAAAGCTCTCAGCCATGGCCGCTCCTGTCGATGCGGGGCCGGAACCTGCCGCGATGAGCCCCGCCGATGCGGCCACAATGGCACCGGCACCCTCGGCTGCTCTTCCCTCTACCAAGCAGCCCACAGTACGCACCATGAGCCCGATTGAACGCCGCGAAGATGTACTCCAGCAGGGAATGGCAAAAAAGCCAGAGGGATTCATGGGGAAGCTGGGCCACGGCTTAGGGATGGCCGGGCGCATCGCGGGCGACATTTTCGCTCCCGCTGAAACAGAACTTGTCGTTCAAGGGCTTGGAAAAGAAGGCATCGGACCGCGCGCAAACGAGTTTCGCAACAAGGAAATGCAGGAACTGGAAGCGGAGAAGAGCAAAGAAGGGTTGGAGGGCGCACAGGCCTCGAAAGCTCAGGCCGACGTTCCCTTCGTGGAATCGGAAACGGCCAAGAATGAGGCAGGCTTGCCCTATGTAGCGCCAACGGCTGAAGCGGACATCGCCGAGAAGAATGCACAGGCAGAGAATCTTAAAAACCCGAGGCCGAAAAACGATTTCGAGCTATGGTTCCAGCATAATCCGACGGGTACGGCGGAGCAGTATCAGCAACTTCTCTCTAAACCGCTTTCGCCGGATGACGCGGCTTCACGCAATGCAGTCTGGGACCGGATTGCAGAACAATACCATCTGCCCAAAGGGCAGTTTCGTGCGGGTATGCCGACCGCCGACGCTGCCGCTTTGGCCGCATCACTCAATAATGTGATAGCGCGCGGACAGGGCGCTCAGAGCATCTCGATCCGCATGGCAGATGAGGGTGCAAAGGGCGCAACGTCACTCATGGTCCCTGTCGATCCGAACGACCCGACAAAGGGATACACGCTCCAGCGTGTGCTCCCCGGTCAGACTGTCGGAGCGGGGGCGCTCACGCCGGGAGGAATGGGGGCAAAGGAGAAGCCGACCGCCGACGAGCAACGCCGCGCTGATCTTGCTGAAAACCTCAACGAGAACTTGAACACGCTCGAAGACATCGCCAAGAGGCGCCCTGAATTGTTCGGGCCTGTGCAGGGAAGATTGGCCGAACTCAGACAGCATTTTGGCAGCAATGACCCTGACCTTGCGGCTCTTTTGACCGCAGAGCACCAGATTGGCATGGCGCAGATTTCAGCGCACGGCATGAGATCAGCGCAGGGAGTGCAAGCCGCCGCCGATTCGATTATGAACAGCCTTCACAATGGACCAAAAGCGCTTATGGGGTCAATCAACACCGTGCGCAACAGCGTGAAGACTTTCACAGCGGACGCGAACCGTAATCGCGCGGGCAACGGACAGCAGGGGGGCGCAACCCCGAAGGTCGGCGATGTGAAGACGTTCCCGAATGGTAAGCAAGGCCGCTGGGATGGGAAGGGATACGTGGCCCAATAATGGCTCAATATCTTGACCCCAACACGGGAGAAGCAATTCATACCGGCTCAGTTATGCCCGGTGGCCCGACTTCGCAGACCCAAAAATCTCAGTATCTGGACCCAAACACCGGCGAGCCACTTTCAGGAACATCCGAACCGCCAAACGGTGGCCAGGTAACGGGTGGTTCATCCGATCAGCCTTCCATTATGAGCATGGCCGGTGATGTCGGCAAAGGTATTCTCAAAGGCGCAGGATCAACCGCCTACAACATCGGGAAATACATCTACCCTGACGTAATAGCCAAGCACATGACCGGCGTGGTCCCTCCCGAGCAAGAGCGCCAAGCCTTCGCGCCAACGAATACCGCACAGTCGATTGGTAAAGGCGCAGAGCAGATTGGCGAGTTCATGCTCCCCGGGGGCCTCGAAGAAGAGGGCGCGGCCAAACTTGCAACAATGGCCCCGCGCCTGGGTCGAGCCGCAGCTCCTTTGGCGCGCATTGCTACCTCGACGCTTTCAAGCGGAGCAGTAAACGCAGCTCAAGGCGGCTCTCCGTTGGCCGGGGCGGCAATGGGCGCTGGCGGTGCGATTGCTGGCCAGGGATTGAAGGCGATGGCTCCCACGATTGCCGAGGGGGCGCTGAATATCCGCAAGCTGGACCGGGCGTATGGCAAGGGGGGAGGCGCAATCGGCCGCGCTGTTCTCGACGAGACGAAGGGCATTCGTCCCGGCACTATCGCGCAGAGCGCAGAGGATCGGCTAGGCGAACTGAATCCGCAATTGAACGCGGCGGCCGACCGGGCAAGCGTGCGGCCAAACCTAACACGAGGATTGTTGGCTGCGCCGCCGACCGAGATTCCGCTTCACAATGCTCCCGACGTCGAGGGCAGGCTTTCACGGCCCATTCGGTTAACGCAGGTTGATAGGCCTGGACCGCCCATGCTTCAAGCTCCGTCAGTGAGCACCCCGATGGCGTCGGGGATGCAAGATGCTTTTCCGGAGCGGTTAGCTTCCGGTGACACTGGAATACGGCCAACAGAGTTTGGAGATCATCCCGGAATAGGGCAAGCGCAATATATGGGCGAGATTCCGGGAGAACGCGGCGGGGTCGGACAATCTCAGGGAGTTTTGCTCCGAGCGGCTCCAGCGGGAAGCGGCCCGATTCCTTCGTTGCTGCCAAACCGGGCTGCATCACTCTCTCCGGCTCGCGGAGTGCTTTCCGACGCTTTCGGAGCTGCGACTCGTCAAGGCGAACGCACGACCGCCGGCCAACTTCAGCCCATGGCAACCCACCTCGGCGAAACAATGAGCGGTGAAGCGATCCCGGAGAACGTAACACCGCGCCAACTGCTCGACCTCAAGCGCGGGTTCGGAAACGAGTACATCCACCGCTGGAATCCTGAAACCATGACCGGCGTCAAGGGAACCGCAGCGCGCACTTACCACGCCATGGGCCAGGAGTTCAACCGCACGGTTCCTGAAGCGGAAGGATTGAACAGCCGCATCTCGAATCTTATCCCGGTCGCCAAGCGGGCCTCCAGCGAGGAATTAAACGCGCCCACGATGCAGCGGGCCGTCAATCGCTTTGCGGCACACACAGGCGCGCTTACTGGGGCCGGAATAGGCGGTGCAATAGGCTACAGAGAGGGTGGCCTTGGTGGGGCCGTTGCTGGCGGTTTAACGGGTGTCTTTGCGCCCGAACTGATAGCATCTCCAGAGGGGCAAATGGCGGCAGCGCGATTGCTCAACAAAGCCTCTGCACTCAAGCCGCTGGTTGGGACCGCCGCTCAGTTCACGCGAAAGAAGGACGAGGAATGATTCTGTTATTTAGCGCAATCTTGCTTTTAGTTCGTGCGATTTATTCGCTTGCTGAAATCTGCTTTGAGCGCGATTGGCCGCGCCAGACCTGGAGAGGGTTGGCGCTTGCGGTTGTACTCTTCACTTTCTGCATTTCAATCTTTGTTTAAGGAGCAATAACGATGACCACAATGAACACATCAGCTTTCGCGCCGCTGCCCGAGGTCGTCCTGCCAGGGAAACCCGCGTACCTCTACGGCTCAATGCCCTGGGACACTCAGGACACGCTCATCCAAGTGACTAGCGTGGCTATCTCTGCGAACGTGGCGACCGTCGTCGGCACGATCCAGTGGGGGAATGTTCCAGTGGCCGGGAACCTGATCTCGATTCAGGGAACGCAGACACTTTCCGGGGCGTTCAATGTGTCTTCGATTCCGCTGTCTAGCGTTTCCGTGGTCGTGGCGACCGGCGTGGTCACGATGACCTTTCCCCTTGTCGGCACGACTACCCTCACCACGGCGGACGCGGGAAATGCGCTGATCCCCATCGCCGAGGTCGCCGAGACGCTGGCGGCCAACACCAGCGTCCCGGTCTACGTTCCTTCGCAGGAGCCAAACGATATGGGGTCGAAGAGCATCACGACCGCCGTCACGTTCCCGACGATGCCGACGGCGGCCACCGTGACACTCTATTCGGCGATCAATCTGCCAAAGAACCTCCCCGGCTCCGCTGGTTCCGAGTGGACCTCTGATGGCGTTGTGGCGACGGTGGCAGGCGGGGCGTTCACGGTTGGCCCCCTGTTTACCGAGGACACCGGCGCAAACACGGCGGCGCTGGCTGGCCGCTTCTTCTGCCTAAAGGTGACGAGCGTCACAGGGCCGGGAACGATCATTGCCAAGCTGATTTCGTAAGGGAGAGCGCGTGGCCACATACTACCGAAGAGACGACGATGTGCAGAATGGCCTGGGAGAGGCTATGCCGAATATCGCCGTCAGGTACCTGACGCAACCCGGCGGCGCGCTGGCTACGGTCTACGCGGATCCCGCCGGAGCCACGCCGATCTCTAACCCGCAGTACACGAACGGCCTTGGGCAGACTGTCGCGTACATGGCGGCGGGAACCTACACCGTGGTCTACTCGGGAGCACAGATTCAGACGCTCACGTATTCGGATCAGATCATCGGCGCCGGAACGCCCGGATCGGCGACACCGCCGCTCACGCCGACACCGGACGCCGATGGCACGGTGCGCATCTTCACGCTCTCTCAAGCGCCACCCAACCCGAGCGGCGATCAGCTATTTGTTGCAGGTTCTTTCGTGCCCTACGGCGTGGGTTACACCGTCGCCGGAACGACAATCACATGGATCGGGGCCGTGCCGCCGCAAGCGGGCGACACCCTCGAGTATTTCATCAGGTAAAGGAGAACCCGCGGTGAAAAGGATTCTGGCTCTGTTCTTCTTTCCGGCGCTGCTATTCGGCCAAGGGTCGCAACTGCCAAAGTACACAGTGGCCACGCTTCCCTCCGCCGCCGCGCAACCTAAATATGTGGTGCAGGTAATTGACGGCGCGGCCGCGGCGGATTGTACGGTCGGCGGCGGTTTGTACAATGTCCTTTGCGCACCCGTGGCCGGTATATGGACGCCTCTCAATGGGACGACTCCGGGCGTCACCGGCATCAACGGCGTTCCGGGGGCGTGGATTTTCAACGGGGCGGGTGTGACCATCGTAGGGACAACGGCCACATTCAGCGGCGTCGGCACCGGCATCAGCAGTATTGCGTGGGCGCTTCCCTCTTGGCTGGCCGCTTCCCCGGCAACGCTCAGCGCCAGCGGGACTCAGACGTTTGCCGCGGCGACCGGGCAGACCTCGAATCAGGTCATCGGCACTTGCGGCACGGCCACGAGTGTTGGGTTGTGCTCTCTCGTGGGCGCGGACTTGCCCACAGCTCTCCAGAACGGCACAACAGGCACTACGCAGACCGCTGGCGACAACACGACCTATCTGGCAACGGATGCTTTCGTCACAACTGCGGTAGCGGGGATCACCGGCGTTCTCTCGGTTCAGGTTCGGCAGACGGTGAGCACCGGGCCGGTAAGCACAAGCGGTCTGCCCACGCTGTTCCCTGGCACGTCTTCAAGTCTCTCTCTTGCTACGCAGAATGTCTCTTCAACAGTGCCGCTCGTCGCCAACGCCGCGCAGGGTTACAACGCATCCGGGGCGGTGAATTACGACTTCATGGCGACCAGCAACGTCACATGGTCCAGCCTGACGGCCTCGCATACGAATTACCTCTACATCAACGCCTTGGCCGGAACGACCGGGGCGACTATCCTCCAGCCGATCTACCAGTTCGGCGGCACTCCGGCAGTGACCAGCGGCCAGTTTACCTTCAACATCTCACAGATGACCGGCTACCTGGGCAACGGCACGGCGGCAGTTGCCACGCCGATTGTCTTTGTGGGCGAGGCCGTAGCCGGGGCCAGCACCATCACGAGCACAGTGGCGTATGCCTACAACGGGCTGTACATTTCTCCGCTTCAGGACGGTAATGTCATCAGTTCGGGATTTACCCTCTCGCTTAATCACAACCTTGGTATGAATCAACTTGGTTATTCGACGCGCTGGACACTAGTGAATATCACATCTAACCTCGGATATACCGCCGGTCAGGAAATCGAGTTGACTCCCGTTGGGTTTGGAAACACTCAAATATGGGCCACGGCTGGGTTGATGACGCGCAACACGACCCAGATTGTCACAAACAGCAGCTTTGCGCCGTATCTAATACCAGCATCAGGTGGGGGCGACAATTCAGTAAATACAAGCGATTGGGATTTAAGGCTTTACGTTCGGAGGACATTCTAATGGCATACTGGATCAAATCAGACTAAGGAGAACGACATGAAATCCCGCATCACACTGATCTTTCTTTTCGCCAGCATGGCGGTCGCGCAGGTTTCGCCGCCCTCTACGCAGTCGCGGGTTGCCGGCCGATTCGTGGCCTACAACTACGGCCTATGGGCGCTGCCGGCGTACACGATGCCGACCGGGACGGGGTCAAAGACTTTCACGCTGTCGAGTTCCACGGTGCGGATGCAGGATGGGCGCGTGATTATGCCGTTCGCCACGAACGCGCCGCTGCTGGTCGGTACTGAAACTGTGACCGTGACGGCGGTTGGCGCTGGTTGCCTGATCAATTCCACGGCTATCGGCGGTTGCTCGATCACGGCCACATTTACGTTGCCGCACACCGTCGCTGATCCCATCTCGTCCGGCATGTACGGGCTGCAAGAGGCGCTGAATGATGCGTCGGCCTCTGGCGGTGGCACCGTGACCGTGGACAGCGCCTGGGCCGGGCTGGGCGGCACGTCTGGCATGGTCAGCGCGGCCACTATTCCTTCCAACACTGGAATCGAGGATGAGAGGACCGGCCCTGGGAGTACAGGTGGTTCTGGCACAGTCGGCGCAGGAACAACCGGCCAAGCAGCGGTCTACACCGGCAACGGCACGACCGTAGCAGGTGGAACGCTAGGCATAGGAGGCGGCGGCACAGGCGCAACCACAGCAGCGGGAGCGCTGACTAACCTCGGCGCTCAGATCAACCTTGGCGCAACGCAGACAGGGGCCATCGGGGCTAGTGGTACGGCCACTTTCCCAGGCAATGTCGCGGCGGGCGCTTCGATTTTATCCCCGGATACCGTGTTATCTAATACGGCAACAGCTGGCAGTCCGGCGACAACTGTCCAAATAGCGACCGCGCCAGTGTGGAACCGTTTGGGTGGTGTGTTGCATACAGGTGAACCCACGTTTCTATGGGAAACTGGGGCGCAAATTCTTTCAACCAGCAACCCGCTTATGAAAGTGTGGGGGGACTGCCAATCAGTTGGGTCTGGAATGTGCTATAAAGAGTCCCTTGATGGAAAAACAAACTGGACTACGGAAGTAGAAATCATCCCAGGATACTGGCGCTCTTGGGTGATGCACGATGGCTCTACTTACTATATGTTTGGTATACTTATGTCCACGAATCAGCAAGTAGATGTATGGACATCAACTAATGGGTATACCGGCTGGACACTTCTAGCTTCTAACATTCTTTCGTTAGGAACTGGAACTGCATGGAATTCGAAGTACTTCGGTAATATCTCTGTTATTCACGACACGGACGGTTTATGGAAGTTGCTGCAAGAAGCAGAGTCCACAGTATCAAACTCGATGTGGACCACCGGAGCAGCAACGTCGAGTTCTCCAGCAGGACCGTGGACTTGGTATGCCAACAATCCAGTTTTAGGTGTTCCAGGAAGTTTGGGTGTGACTGGCGCTCTTATGTTTGGTGGTTCTGACATTTGGAAAGACCCAGCTACGGGTATTTATTGGGTATGGGGCCAGACTGGCTCCACAGGACCAACTACGGGACCTACGCAAATCGTGAGATATAGCTCACCCGATTTCTACAACTGGACGCAGAACCCAAAATGGCCCACGCTTCCTCAGCTAACTGCCTTAGAGGGGTTTGGAAATCCTTGCTTTACATACTCTGGGAACTACGGCCAGTTTGGGCAAATAGCCGATCCATCATTAGTCCAAGTAAATGGGCAAACATATTTGTACTATGCCGCACAACCAGGACAGTCGTCATGCCCTGGTTACGCGTCGATTACAATGCTGGCTATCTACGATGGAACGCTACACCAGTTGGTGGGCACAGATGAAGGCGCCTTTGTCGGGCGTGGCGGGATGGTCTATCCTCCGGCTCCGGGTTCTCCTAAGGTGATACCATCTACTGATGGATTCCAGTGGCTCCCATCTTTTTCTTTGTCTGGCTCTGGATCAGCGGTGCTATTGAGCAATGGACCAGTAATCAACAATAGTACTAATTCTTCTGCAGGAGCTACTCTGGTTATAGATGATGTGTCGGGAGGAAATGCCTCTAATATCAGCTTTGAGTCCCAAGGCGTTGCCCTGTGGGGAATGGGGAAACAGACAGATAATTCCTTTTACATAGGAGACGGGGCAAATTCAGGTTATCCGTTGGCAGTTAGCACATCTGGGGGTCTAATATTAGGGGAAACAGGAAAGACAACTACCGTCGTAGATACTTTTATTCTCACACAGAACGCTCTATCTCTCGGAGATTACACATATACCGGCCCCAACACTGGAGGTACACTGCTTGTTGGCTTTACCGGGCAAACCGCCGCGCTTTCTTCGAGTGCTATATCGGCAGGAACGTGCACTTTGCTGACAGCGAGTATAAGTAGCACTACTGGGCTTGCTGCGAACACTATGGTTCCGATAGCCACCAGTGCCAACCAAACACAACTCACCTACGGGCTTAACATTCATCAACCTTATATCTCCACAGGTGGCACATCTGGTGTTGTGACAGTACCGATTTGCAATGACACAGCGGCAGCTATTACACCAAACACAACACCAAAATTCAATGTGGTTGTGCTTCGGACAACCAACTAGGAGGCAATTTGAAAAATCTATGGACTATTGCTCTCTTGCTAATTGTGACATCGGGGGTGGCGCAGGGACCGAAAAGCAATAAGGAAAAAGTTCAACCGCAGCCTCCACAGGTCAGCGAGTTGCAGTTACATCACTACTGGAGACTGCATGATATGCAACTGCAAATTGGTATAAAAATGCAAGAAGCAATAAAGGAGATGCAGAATACCTGTGGAGAACAGTCGCTTGTTATCAGTCCTGAAGGGGACCCATCTTGTCTACCTTCTAAAGACAAAACGGTGCCTGAAGGAGAAGACTGACGGCCCAGTAATGGGGCAAGTCCGAGAGGATGTCAGAGTACGAGGTGATGAATGGAGAATGTTGTGAACTGGAGCGCAATTTCAGCAATGGTCAGTGTCGTCACGCTGGTTGGCGTGGTGGGCGTCGGCGGCATCATGTGGGGAAAGCTGACAGAGCGCGTCAAAGTCCAGGGGGCAGCTATCGCCGATCACGATGACAGGTTCGATGTGCAGGATGATCATTTCAAGGAGCACACCGGCAGCATCCACGAGCACGACGGCAGACTCATACGGCTGGAGGAATGGCGGCATGGCTACGAGTGCGGCAGGCGCGGCACGGTGGAGCAGCCAGAGGGATGACTATCCTCAACAGCAACGGGCCGCCCATACCAATGCCATGGCCGCAAAGGTATACTGATTCCGAGAGAGCGGAGCACGAGAATCTCAGGCGGCTATTTCTGCGGTGCTTCGGTTGCCGCTTCCAACGCAAGCCGCCCGACAAGGAGAGCTAGGCTAAATGGCGCACAAGCTAAACCTGAGTTGCCCAAACTGCAAACAGCCCACCAAGGGGTTCACCAACGTGGAATATTCGCTTCTGGAGGGCGGCGCGGTTCTCTGCTTCGAGGCCTTCTGCCAGAAATGCCAGCAGCCGGTATTCACGCTGATCGGGGCGCAGATATTCGCCGAGTGGGCTGCGCTGGACGACTTCAAGGCGCCCCCGCAGGACGAGGATTTCTTGCGCGGCATGAATATCGTGTGGGATGAGCAGCCGGCGAAATAAGGGAGCGTGATGAGCCAACCAACGAACATGAGCACCGCCGGTTTGAACCTGCTGAAGAGATCCGAGGGATTCCGCGGCTTCCGGTACATTGACGTCAACGGGAATCCGACGCAAGGCTATGGTCACAAGCTGCGCCCAGGCGAATCCTACCCGATCCTGACCGAGCCACAAGCCGCGACGATCCTTCTGGCGGATGTGCGCATCGCAGTCCAGGCCGTTCTCCGGCTGGTCAAGGTTCCGCTCTCGCAAGGGCAACTTGACGCTTTAGCTGATTTCACATTCAACCTGGGCGCGGGGCGTCTGGCCGGATCCACGCTCCTGAAGGACTTGAACGCTGGCGGCTACGCATCGGCCGGCGAACAGCTCCTGCTTTGGGACCACGCGGGCAGTGTTGAGCTTGAGGCTCTGCGCGCACGCCGCGAGGCAGAGTACAATCTCTGGAGAGGATTGCCAGCATGAGACTACCGCAGCCTTTTTGGGCCGTTCTGCTCGCAATCCTGGGGGTTGTTCTTGCGCTTGCTGTCCTTTTTCATTCGGAATCATCCTCGGCGGCAATTGGAACCGCCGTCCTCTCCATCGCCGGTAATCTCGTCAGCGGCGCCCTTGGAGCCTTTGCAGGCCATGCCGGATCAAGCAGTACCAGCACCGGCCCCAACGCCACCATCAACAATGAAGGCGCCACCTTTCCCGATGGCGCCAAGTAAGCAAGCGCCGGAGGAGGCGCCGAATATGAGTTTTTTCACCAGAATTGAAACCGATCTGCATACATTTGCGGCATGGGCTGAGAAAGAACTCGGCCATCTGTCCACCGAAGCGCCCGCTATCGAAAAGGTTACGGATACCGTTCTGCAGTATGTTGGCGGCGCGGCTAGCGTCCTTGCCGGAGTCGAAGGCGGCCCGGCTGCTTCCAAGGCTGTCACTTCCGCCGTCAGCGCCATTCAGACCGGCGTTACGGCACTGAGTGGCCTCGTGACCGACTTCGGCGCAACTCCGAGCGTGGCCTCGGTGGCTACTGCTCTTGCCACCAATGCCTCGGCACTGCTCGCCGCAGCCAAGATGACGCACCCGACCAGCGCCAAGGCGGCCAATGCCATCGTGACGAACCTCACATCGCTGGCCGGCGCACTGGCGGCGGCCGTTTATCCGGCTGCACCGGCGGCCTAAAGTTTGCGCGGCTCTAGGCTGTCCTGGACCATTGGCCTGGGCTGACCACCGGGCCGCGCAAAGAGTTCCTCCACCGGCGAGATGCTTTAACGGGGCGTCTCGCTGCCTTTTTAAGAGGTGGCGATGTCCGCGAAAGAACGGGTCGAACACGCTTTTGAGAAGAGCAAACGCAAATACGGCACGGTGGACCCGCATACCAGCCTACTCCGCCGCCTGATTGACAGCGCCGCCAGCCGCGAAGATTGGGAAATACTGGCGCACAGAATCCAGAGCGATGGGAGTCTCCGCCCATGATCCGCGCATTCCAGATTTCATGCATTCTCCTAGTGCTCACCGCCGTCGTGGCCGTGGGCGCTTGTGGTTTTGCGGCCTATAAAGCCTTCGAGAAGCTGGGCGCGGCGGCCGACGGGATCACGTTTACGCTGGTCAATATCAACCGGCCATGCGGAACAGGCAAACCTTGCGGCACCCTAGCGGAGATCGGCAAGGCGACGATCAAAGTGGGCGACATTCTCGTGACCTCGCAGCGCCAGGAGCAGGACACCGCCCGCGCTGCGCAGGCGACCATGACCGCAGTGGACCAGATGGCCGCGCACGCCGGGGCGCTCACGGATTCCCTCGCGGGAACGGCCAGCGCCGCGACAGGGACGCTCGCACAGGCCCGCGTAGACCTCGGGACGATGAATGACTCCATCGCGGCGACAAAGCCGCTCCTAGAGGCCAGCACGGCCACCATCGGGCGGTTGGGCGTGGCCTCTGATGACCTGGACACGCTGCTGAAGCGCAAGGCTATCGGCGACCTGCTCGACCAGTTCGCGGGAATCGCCACGCATGGAAACGCCATCGCGGGCGACTTCCAGCAGGTCGCGGACAAGGCCCGCGCCGATTATCTGCGCAAAACGCCGTGGTATTTGCAGCCGGTCAAGCGCGCGGGCGACATTATGGACATCAGCGCGGCCATTGCCCGACATACCCCGTAGCGAAGTTCAAGCGAAGGAATTGTGTTCTGGCGCACACTATATAAAGTTATTTACATCTTACGCGAAAATAACTATTGACACGCCGTAACTTTGCCTGTATCTTCCAATCATGACGAAGACAAAGGTACCATTGCAACGGACCTACGACCTGACGGACTCAGGCCGCGAGCGAATCATCAAGGCGCAGAAGCGGCGCTGGAGACTCTGGCGCAAAGCAAAGCGTGAGGCGAAGGCGACAGCAACAAGGACCAAGGCCGGCAAGTAGCGGAGGCTCATCATGGACGGAATCCTAGCAATCTCAGCAATTCTGCTGGCTGGCATTTGGCTGTCAGAGCGCATCAAACGCTGGCGCGAGGATGACCGAAAGGCGCACGCCGAACAGCAGTATCAGGCCGCCGTGGCCGTCAAATATCCGCGCTCGGAGATCGGGCCATTGCCTGAATCCCCGCGCTACGATGACGACGTCAGCTATAACTGGGTCAAAACCGCTGGCGAGATGAGGGCCAGAGAATTGAGGGCGAAATGACACTTACCACCACGTTCAAACGCCTACGCGCTGCCGGAGCTTGCAAGAAACGCTACAAATTCCTCCGCGCCGCGCTCAAAGGCACAAAGGACAACGAACCGATCAACCTGCTCACCATCTTGGCAACCAATGGCCTCGATGACGCACTGTACGCGCTGAAAGCCACCATAGAGAATTGCGATGTTCCTGCGCGGCTAATGGCGGCTGATTCCGCTGAGCAGGTATTGCCTATTTGGCAGAAATACTCGCCATTAGCCGCGCCAGAGTTGGCTATAAAAGCCGCCCGCGATTTCGCGCATGGACGCATTACCCGCGAGGAATTGGCTGCTGCGTGGGCTGCTGCGCGGGCTGCTGCGGGGGATGCTGCGTGGGCTGCTGCGGGGGCTGCGCGGGATGCTGCGTGGGCTGCTGCGGGGGCTGCTGCGGGGGATGCTGCGGGGGATGCGCGGGCTGCTGCGGGGGCTGCGCGGGATGCTGCGTGGGCTGCTGCGGGGGCTGCTGCGGGGGATGCTGCGGGGGATGCGCGGGCTGCTGCGTGGGATAAACAACGCGAGATTTTCGTTAGCTATTTGCAACCAGAAGCGCAACTGAAAGATGAGGAGAAGAGATGAATGGAATCGCTAGATCGACAATTTCCATCGACGCGCTAGTGCGGCAAGCCAACCGCAACATCAGGGCCGTTCACGCCACGCAGAACGTCCCGGCTGACTGCGACCTGAACGCATGGCTTATGCAGGAGAGCACAGGCCGCGACTACCCGCTCGCCGACTGCGGGCCGGATGCGCCCATCAATGACCAGCACGAGCCGCTGACCGAACTCAGCCCGGAAGTGTGGGAAGGAATCTTGATCGGTTTTATGCTTACAGGCGTGCTTGGGCTTATTGCGCTGGTCTTGCACTTCGCCCCCGGCATTGACGCATGGAGGCCGTGACGACCGCCCCGACCATCACCGAAGCCCCGCCGGAGGTCTACTTCTTGGGCGAACTGGCCGCACGAATGGAACTGTGGGCCGTTTACGCCGCAAACCACTACGAACGAGATGCGTTCCAGCGCCGGGCCAAACAGTACCGCGAGGCGCAGTTTGACGCGCTGGACGAGGGGGAACTCGGATGAGCGTATGGAAGCGGCCGCCCGTAATCGCCCGAACCAAGCAACCGAAGCACCCGCGCCGACTGGCGCAGAAAGGGAAGTGATGGAAATGCCATTTTATAACGGCGCTTGCGTCGATAGGGGAATACCCATAGACCCGGCGAAACTGTACCTTTTGGCTTCAGCACTGTGCGACGAGGGTAGCTGGCACAGAGACTCGCCGAGAGTAACTAAATCGGAGCGCGATGCTGCTGATGAGCGCTACGAGCGAGAAGTAAAAGAGCGTGGGTATTGCCGCGAATGTGAGAACCTGGCCGGCTTCATCTTGAGCAAGTTCGACATTACGGAGCGTGCGGAATGACCGCCCGCGACAGCATCGACCGTGCCGTGGAGATCGCCGAGTCCGCGGCGTTCGAGAGCGCCTTCGAGCCGCGCTCACTGCCGCTGGTCGAGCGCGAGTACAGCGCCGAGAACGATGCTCTGTTTGGGCTGCGCGAGAGGGTCAGAACGCAATACTCGCCGCAGCCGATCCCCACCCGCCACTTCGATTGGGCCGCTTGGCTCGACGGGCGCGAAGAGGACGGGCCTTTCGGCAACGGGGCCACGGAAGCGGATGCAATTGAAGAACTGCGCGTGCTACTGCAAATGGAGGGATCATGAACGAGCCAAAATTCACGCTGGGGCCGTGGTTGAACCAGGAGAATATGGCAGGCTACGCGGATATTGTGATCCCCGGAGAGCATATTGCGATGGTGGCAAAGGAAACAAACGCCAACCTAATAGCCTCAGCACCGGACCTGTACGCCGCGCTGGAAGAGCTAATCTTGGCTTCTCGGTCTTTTGACAGTGAGCGCGTCTGTGCCGCTTTTGGACAGGCCCGCGCCGCACTTGCAAAGGCGGTTTCCCATGACTGAGCAGAAGGACGCACTTACGATTGCGCCGCAACAATCTCTTGGGCCGATGGACCTTATGCGTCAGGCCCTCTCAACTGGCACATCACCGGAGGTTATCCGCGAACTTGTGGCCCTCCAGCAGTCCGTCGAGCGCTTCAACTGGGAGCGCGAAGAGCGGCAATGGAGGATCGACTTTGACGACGCGCTGAATGCCTGCCAGCGTCAAATCGGGCGCATTGCGCCTAACCGCGACCGCGAAAGCGGCATCATGTGGGCGGATTACGTGCGCGTGGACAAGGTTGTGCGCCCCGTCTATCTGGAGGCCGGCTTCTCTATCAGTTTTTCTGAAGTGGAAAGTCCAACCGAGGGCCGCAGGATGAGGGCCACACTTTCGCGCAGTGGAGTAACTAAGGAGTATTTCTCCAAGCTAACGCCCGCAGGAAATAGCAAGATGAGCGCTGCGGACGCGGACGCGAGCGGTTCATCCCGCGCCATGCGCTACTTGCTGCTCAAGATCTTCAACATCGCGGTTGGTATCGACAAGGACGAAAAGAAACCTTTCGAGGACGGCAAGCAGCCCGCCGGCCAAGTCGGCGAGGCGCGTCAAAAGGAACTCTGCGACCATATCGGACTCGCTGAAAGCATGTACGAACTGACGCGCATCTACCTCGCAGCGCAGAAGGAAGCGCAGTACGACGGCGTCGCCACACTTAAGTTCGCGGAAGCCAAGCGCGTCCGCACGACACAGCTACGCAAGGAAGGCAAAGCATGAGACTGAATACCGAAGCACACGCGACACAGCCCACAATAGAATTCACGGCGCCAGAAGAATCAACCATCACTTCGCTGGCCGTAATCGAAACCACATCCGCAGCGCTGGTCTACGCCCCCGGCGCCCTCACCGCGCTGGTAGACAGGCTCAAGCAGGAAGTCCGCGCACAGCTTGCCACGCTCGATGTGTCCAAGCCGAAAGACAAGGCGCGCATTATTTCGCTCTCCGCGCGGGTAGCGAAAGCAAAGGTCAAGCTCGACGAGATGGGAGCAGACTTGACTGAGGAACACCGCGCCGTCGTTACGGCCGTCAACGCCGACCGCAAGACAATGCGCGACGACATGGATGCCTTCAAGGTAGAAGTTCGCAAGCCGGTAACCGACCTGGAGAACGCGGAGAAAGATCGCGTTGCTGCGCACGAGGCAATCATCCGCCAGATTGAAGACCTTGGCAGACTCGACCGCCCGCTGAACCTGGAAGAGATCGAAGCGCGCGCCGGCCAAGTGAGTGTTCTTGCGGATCGTGACTGGCAGGAATTCAAACAGCGTGCGGTCGGCGCTAAGGTGATGGCGATGGAGGCCCTTTCAGAGGCTCAAGACCGCGCCATTGAAGCCAGACGCTTACGCGAACAAGCTGAGCGCCTGGAATCCGAGGCCCGCGAGCGCGCCATCAAGGAACGCGAGGAAGCCGCTGCCAAAGCTGCCAAGGAGGCCGCAGAGCGTCGCGCAGAGGAGCGTGCATGGATTGCGCGTCAAGCTGCCATACAAGAGCAACAGCGCATTGAGAATGAGCGCATTGAGGCTGAGGCGCGGGCGAAGCAGGCCGAAGCGGAGAAGATCGCCGCAGAACTTAAGGCCGAGAGGGAGCGTATCGAAGCGGAAGAGCGGCGCATCCGTGAGGGTGAACAGGCTGAGGCGCGGCGCGTAGCGGATGCCCAGGCCGCCCAACGGCGCGCGCAGGAAGCGGCCGCACAGGCCCAGCGCGACCAGGAAGCAGCGGTAGAAGCCGAGCGCCAGCGGGTGGCAGCGCAGAAGAAGGCCGAGGCTGACGAACGCGAGAAGCGAGAGCGCAACAAAAAGCATCGCGCCGCTATCGAAATGGCCGCGATTGATGCCGTGGAATCCATTACACAGATGTCGCCGGAGGATGCAACGGCGGTAATTCGCGCAATCGGCGAAGGCTTGATTCCGCACGTAACCATTTCGTACTAAGGAGCGACAATGCAGATTCTACGATTCGCGCAGCACGGCACAGACGGCAACGTGTCCGATGACTTCTTCCAGGCACACCTAGGCCGCGCCACGTCGTCAAGCGCATCATCCATCTTGGATTTCACGCTGAAGGGCGTCGAGGGTTCCAAGCGCAAACTCTACAGGCTAGAGAAGGTCGCGGAGATTTTGAGCGGTATTGCCGCGCAGGACCATTTCGTTTCCGCTCCCATGAAGGCCGGGACGTTCTCTGAGCCAGCGGCCCGCACCGCCTACGAACTCGAAGATGGCGTGATGGTCGAGGAAGTGGGCATGGTGGTTGGCGACAATGAACGCTGCGGCTGGTCGCCGGACGGGCTGGTAAACGATGCGGCTGGCAATCTGGTAGGCGCCATCGAGTCGAAGTGCCCGCGCACAACCACGCACCTGCAAACCCTCGACGCCGGCCAGATTCCAGAGGGCAACATGCCGCAACTGCTCTTCGCGTTCATGTGCTGCCCGCCGCTGCAATGGATCGACTTCATTTCGCGCGATGGAGGCATGAGCAACGATCCTGCGATGTTCGGCGCAATTCTTCCCAGGCGCTTCGTACAGTTCACCATCCGCCTGCACCGCGCGGAGTGCGAGGCGCAGATTGCCAAGATGCGCGAGGCGACAGACAAGTTCCTCGCCGACGTAGACGCGACCATCGAGCGCCTGAAACAGCGAGCGCCGGAGGTTGCCGAGCCTGAGCCGGAGCCGGTAGACGATCCGCTTGGAATCAGCGCGGAAGACGTCGCCTGGGCTGCGGCGGGATTTCCCGAAGCACAACCGAACGAAGGAGGAAACATTGAAAACTCTCAGGATTACAAAGGCTGATCTAAACGAGCGGAACGAATACACCCGCTCACGCGACCTTGAATTTGAAGGCCACATTGAAGTTGAGGCATCGCTTGGATGGATCACCGTCAATGGAT